TGCTGCTGCCTGAGCATCTTCGGCTTTTGCCCTGTGGTGCAGAGAAGAGAACTTCCCCGTCTCCACTGCCACATCCTCCAGCTCCTCTGCCCAGTCTTGTGACTTGTCCCGAGCCGTCTCTACGTCAGCGACGTTTACGGCGAGCACAGACTTCCCAGAACTGATGTCCGTGGCAAGGGTGCCTGACGTGTGCTGCTCCACCACGATATAGAGGTTGTTGGTTGATGCGGCATCCCGGAATACGTCGTTGACGTAGTAGAGGGTGGAAGTTACCCAATCCCCGCGGTAGATGAAGCCTTTCGTTAGGACCATGTTCCCACTAGCATCAAAGCCCACTACCTTGTTCGCCCGCTGGGCGGGCGTTTCGGTTATTTCCGTTGTTCCGGCATCGGTGGGTAGCTTTAGCGATCGCTTGGTGTCAACCTCGGCACCATCGAAACCCGCTTCCACTTGATCGAATTTATCGTCAACGTCGCCCGCCCGGGCTGTTTCGCCCCGCTGGAATCGTGCCCCAACGTCCGCGTTGTCGTAATAGGGATTAACCACGTCTTAGCCTCCTGGGCGTGTAGTGGAGCGAATAGCCTTTAATGCTGTGGGGCCGAGTCGTGTCGCTTGTATGGTAAAACGAGAAGTTGATATTAGCGGCGGTGCCCGCGATAGAGATTGGCGTATCGCTTTGATATGGCCCGCTCCAGGCGAAGTTATTCCAGGTATTCAGATCCCAGAACCCGCCTGAGGCGATGAAGTCGAGCACGGCCCTCCTATGTCTTGCATATTCGTCAGCGCCATACGCGAAACCCGGCAAGACGAAGAATTCTGTTTCATCCAGTCCGTCGCTTTCGATGTAGGCTCGGCGGAATCGCTTCCTTACTGTCGGTGATTTCACATGGTTGTAGGCGACTGTCAGGATTGAATCGATGGCTACACCAGCAAAGGATGTCCCGCTCTCCATCTGATACACGTTGCCGGTTGAATCGCCGAACACAAGGATCTCTTCGCCGGTGTCAGCCTCACCACCATCGGCCACCACGGGGGCGTCCGGGAACTCTGTCAACGTAATGCCGACCAGTTTATCGCCCGACATAGTAATCCTCAATCCTCGGCCATCAGCAGCCCACACCCGGTATTGGCTTAGCTTTCGACTGACGCATGACGCAACTGGCGCGAACCCCGCGGAGATAAGCGGTTGAATCTGTAGGCCGATGTTTGATTCTGCGAAGTCGCCGAAGGCATCCACTGCTTGAAGGCTTGTGGGGCCTCGCTCATTTAGGAAGAACGGCGTTACCATTGACGCAACGCTGTACGGCCTCCCCCCAGAATTCAGAGATATATCGCGCACCTCGAAGTCTGCGCTGCTGCTTCCGAACAGTGCCCTTATGCTGTCCTGGCAGATAAGCACCAGCACACCACCCCGAGCAGGTTTTATTCCTGACAGTTTATCTCCGGTGCCTATCTCGCCGGCACCGTTGGCCGATGTCCAGTCTGCCTCGTCGCCTATCGCGGACCACTGCACACTCCCTACCTCGAACCCAATGAACAGGTGGTTGCGGTGGACACTTATCCACTGAGCCCCCGACTGCGCACCGGTAAGCTCCGTGGCAGTTGATCCGTCGTACTTGTATGGCTTGCCGTTTGGGCAGACAAAATACAGCGCTTCGTCGGCCGCTGTGGCGAATAGGTTCCCGATAGTGAACTCGTACCGCCCAACCGAAAGAGTGGCTATGATCGATGTCCACGATGCGCCGTCCCAGACAAACAGCGCTGCGTTGCTACCCGACACTGTTTCCCGGATGGCGTATGTATCGCCCTTCCATACCGTAACGCCCAGGACATTTCCTTGGCCGGGTAGGGTTCCTCCCAACTTAATGTATCCCTCTATTGATCGATAACCACCTTCGACCGGGCACTCATAGTTGATCGCCAGGAGGGCCGCACCTGGATCAATCATAGTGGCCGGCGTCACTAGGTCGATACCACCACGGAACGGGACGTAGGCGCTTTGTGTCATTGCGGAAACACCGTTATGTCCCTGGCCTCTTGCCTGCCATGCGTCTGCTGACGGCGAGAAAGCTGGTGCGCTTCAAGTGCTGCGAGGTATTGCTGATATAGTTCTTGCCCCTGCTTCATGATGTCCTCGGCGTCCTCCCAGTTACCCAGGAGCATCAGCGCACGCCCGACGATCACTCGATGGAACCTGGCCGGCATAAGCGGATTGTCTGTATTTTCAGCGAGAGCAGGGGCGGCCTTGAAATAATCAAATACAATATCGTATGGCTGATCAGGGGCAGGGATTAGCTGAAGCGCCCCGGACGGGAGGATAACCGCCGCGTAGGGCCGTGCGTTGCTCAACGTTTCAGGCATGTAATCGGCGTGTGGGATACACTCAAGGGCTTCCCCGTCCAGGAAAAGGCGTCCTGCATCCCATATCCCCACGTTTGCCGGGGCTGTGACTGTCTGTGTTGATACCGTTGATATCTCTTGCCCCCAGAGGAAGTCCCAGTCGAAATGCTGGTTGCATACTTCTTCGTAAGCCTCGCTCACGAACCGGACGATGCGCAGGTATTCACCGGCTTGCCCAGTGACACTCGTTGGCCCTGTGCCGGTTATCCCGCCGGTACGAACCACTTCCTGGCACAGCTCGAGAAACGTCATTTCAACTCTCCAGAATGGCGATCAGATCCGGCTTGTTCATCTGCGACGCGCCTTTGATGCCGGCATCCTTCACCGCATCCTTCAATTCCTTCAGGCTCATTCCTCGGAACGGGCTTGTTGATTCCACGAGCGTCTCTGTAGGCGTTTCATAGGCAATATCTGACATGGGTTCAGGTTCGGGCTCAATCACCTCTACGGGCTCTCCCTGCTCGTTGTAGCGTCCCAGATACTCCTCAGCATAGCCGTACCCACAACCATCCTGAAGATAACGCAGCGGGTGGCGTCCACCCACCTCGGTGACTTTGCGGTGTCGATCAATAGCCATAGCCTTCATCCATCTCGTCCCGATCGTACCGCGTGCCGTGGTGTACCCTATTGCGTACCTTTGGCGCTGGCCGATCGAACTCGTATTCGTACGTCTCAGTCCGGCCAGCCACACCATCCTCCATGCTCTTGCCTTCACTGAATCGCTCAGCGAACGTCTTGGGCTCCTCGAACATCATCACTCGTCGATTTTTCATGAAACCTCCAGAGAGAAAAGGGGCCGTAGCCCCTTGGTTACTTCTTGGCGATTGAACCGCGCATTTGCGGCTTGGGACGTTGTGCCTTGTTTTCTTCAGGCTGGGTCTTACCAACCTTCTGGACTTCCGAAATGCCAGACTCGATGCCGGCAGTTGAGGAGCCCGTCTCGCCCATAGGCTTATGGGTAGCAGATGCTTTTTTCACAATGATTCTCCTTAGAACCAGGCAATGGTAACGACGACATCAGCCGCGCCGGCATTACTTCCGCCATCGGAAGCAATGAGGACAGCGGTGTCAGCCGGCATCAAGTTCGCGTCAATATCACTGATGGTGGCGCCGTTGTACGCTGCAGCAGCGCCAGCAGTAGCGATCGGGACTGACAGAGTGCCATAGGCGTCAGCATCAGAGGCCGAGCCTACGCGCAGCTCTGTAGCCGCACCGGTGGTGTCAGTGGTAACCACTGCACCAATGCCCTCCAGACGACCGACCTTGCCGGCAGGGCCGACGACAGACACCAACGTGGCGTCAGCCGACAGCGCAGCGGCGGGCAGCGTGATGGTTTGATTGATAGGGTTATCGTAAGCCATGCGAATATCCTCTTAATGAGGGGCATCAGCCCCTCGGTTGATCAGGAGACAGAATCCCACTTTAGGATGCGTGCCTGGGCTTTGGTGTTTGCGTCTGTGATGTCGGAATGAGTAATCCCGAATTCGTTCAGCGCATACCAGCCGATGCCCTTGCCACGACCATAGTCGTCGGGGATCTTCGCACGGACTTCTTCAGGACATGCGACCGCCTCGGTGACAGTATCAGAACCGAAAAAATACGCAGAATCCGAATCATTACTCCAACCCTCAGAGGCGATGTTCGTCTGACTCACAAAGCGGATGCCTTCATAGCGACCGTTCTCGCCGTTCATCACTCGGTTCCACCCTTCGGTGGTATACGAGTGCAGCGTTTCCAGGTCGTCCTTGAAGGGGCGGAGGGTCGTCGGACGAGCGAGGCAGACATAATTTTCGCCATCAAAAACGGGAATATTACGTTCCTGCATGATGTCGGCAATCTGCTTGACGTGGGTGGTATCCATCTCGTTGGCGTTTACACCCGTCGGGGTACCATCATCGTCGAGGTTGTATGCATTTGTACCCGTCGCTACATAGCGAAGAATCGCGTTATCGAACTGAGCATGTGCAGCCCGGTCCATAGTGCGGTTCGCATCGTTACGCAGCGTCTGGAAAACGATCTTGCGGATGTCATGTTCCGCCAGATTCTCCAGCTTGCCGGTATACGGCACTGACAGGCCGCGCTCTTTGATCTTCACCTCGCCTTGCGAGATCGGGAACGAACTCTCGGGCATCGGGGCGTTTTCATCGAGCACGCCGCCATCATCAACGGTGTCGCCGTAGACGTTCCAGTTGAAAGTCTCGCCACGGTTCTTGCCCAGCGCCGCTTCTACGTCACAGAACTGACGGAACCGGGCCAAGGGTTGCAGTGCTGTGCGAAATTCATCGCTCAGCGTGGGGTTGGCCATATAGCCGCTCCCAGTATCACTCCAGGCATTGCCTGCCATAGTCATTCACCTTTGGGTTTGGGTTGAGAAATAATCATCAGATGACGGCCCTTTGCTTCCGCATGCGCTCGATTTGAGCAGCGGGAGATAGGTCTGGCTCTGGCTTGGCCTGTTGCGTTGGCTGTTTGGACATACCCCGGGGCATTGGCTTGAGATTGCGCTTGCGCTGCTCTCGTGCGTCTACGGGGGTGTCTTCGGCCTGACCTTGCTTTTCTAACCAGTCCTGGGCTTCGCCGGCAGCCTTCTCGATAATCTGCCGGGGCGTCATGTCAGCGAATTCCGGGTCGCCCTGGCGGTGGGCATCAACCATTCGTGCAGTGCGAGCATCGACAAACTCCCGCAGGTTCTCGTCTTCGAGCACTTTTGGGTGATTATCGCGCAACCAGTTGATACCCTCACGGGTGGACTTATCCCACTCAAGAGTTGCCTTCTGGGCTTCCCTCTGCTCGACCGCATAGGTAGCGCGACGCTCAGCTTCAGATAGGATCTCGTCTGTATTCACCTGGGCAGAGTTCTGCCGGATAAAGTCAGCGAGCGCTTCCGCTGCTGCATCGTCGTCGCCATCCCAAACTTTCGAGAGAACGGACTTCGCTTGCTGTCGAATTTCCTCATCGCCCTGCTCGGGTGGATGACTCGACTTTTGTTGGAGCTGTTGCTCCAGAGTGCGGAGGTGCTGTTCGCGATCCCTCATCTGTCGTTCCCGATCACTGGCCTGCTGTAGCTTGCGATCCCCTGCTAGATCTTTCTGGAGGTACGCTTTCACTTGATCGGCTGGAACTTCACGCTCTTCCCCTTGGACTTTCAGGGTTGTGTAAAGTTTGCCGTCAGGCTTCCGGTAGTACCCCATTTCTGTCAGGTTATCGTCTTGCGCAGCAGCCTCGTCGGGTGCTTCTTCTGGCTCTTTCGGTTCATCTTTCGGTTCGTCTGCTGGCTCTTCATCGGGATAGCCCTGGGACTCACGGAACTGCCGGGAGATTTCAGCCAAGGCGTTTTCGCGCTCGGTGCGCTCAACTACAGTGGTTTCTTCGCCGGCAGTGGTTTCTTCAGCCGGCACGTCTTCGATCTTCGGATCGTTGATAGCGCCATCGTTTTTCATCAGTCTTCATCTCTCAGTTGCTTTAGTGATTGATATGCTGCTTCACCAGAGTTTACCGCACTTTGCATGTAATCGAGAAATTGATTGGCGACAGCAGCTTTGAACCTGGACTGTCGGATCACGTTGCGGCCTTCGTCAGTGTCTGGATCGGCTTCTGGCCTGGCCAGGGATTCAAGCGCTTCTGATCTATCCTGAATCGCCATGCCGCGCATGAATCGGCCGAGCTCACTATCAAGGAAATTGATTGCCTGCTCACCTAGATCTGCCTCAGCGAATAGGGAACGCTCCTCCTCATTCAGGAATTTTGGTGTTAGTTCTGCCTCATCTAACGCGATTCTGTTTTGATCCATTGGGGCCTCCTGTTACTAGCATACCACAATCTTAGCCGTAGCTATCCCATCCGTCTTTCCTGTTGCGCTCCCGTGCGGCCCGTTCGTTCTGTTTATCGACTAGCTCTGCCGCTTTCGTGTCCCGTGTTGTCTGTAGCTGGGCAGCCGTCTGTTGCGCCTCAAGTTCCAGTTTTTCGCTTTCTAGCCCGAGTTTCGTCTCTAATTCTTTCAGCGAGAGCCCTTGTTTGAGCGCAAGTTCCTGCCTGGATATCTCCTGATCGCTCTGGAGCTTGGCCGATTGGTGTTGCTGATCGAATTGCTGCTTTTGGCTGCGTAGCTGGATGTCGGCTTGATCCTTCTGCGCCTTCGCCTGTTTTTCGGCCTGCCATTTCTGCTGTTCGAACTCCATCTGAGTCTGCTTAAGCTTTAGCTCAGCCATTTTTACTTGCGTCTGCGGATCTGTCTGCTCGCCTTGCTGCTCGGCCCGCTCCTTCTTCTTCTCTTCGTCCATAATGAATCTATCGCCGTCACCCTGGCCGGACAATGCGAACAGCTCCTTGCCAATCTCTATGGTATCAAGCTCTGCGAGCATCTCGGGGAATTGGGCGGCGGCCTGCAATGGCTGCAGGAATCTCTGCATTTTCTGCTCGGGATTAGTATTCCCCATGCCAACATTGATTTTAACGACCAGATCCTGCATCAGTAACTCGTCGCTGATCTCACCCTCAATCTCTGCCTTTCCCGCACCCAGAGACAGGATAGTCTCATCTGTCTCATAGAGCCCTTCCAGCTTAACCATGGTCCTGAGTACTGGCTCGCACCATGATTCTATGAATGCTCTCAGTCCCAATTCCTGCACCTGGTTGGCGCTGGAGTTCATCAGATCCATGCCCCCGACGGTCTCGTTCAGCGTCCTATTGCTCTGCACTGAGCCTTGGCTAAATGTGCCGAGTAGCTCATCGGCCTCAACGCTTAGCCTGTCCTGCTCTACGTAGCTTGATTGAGTAACGTCCGGGGTTGGCATGATAGCGTAGTCGCGGTTCACGTCGTCCATCAGGACACCACCACCTGGGACGTTTCTCTGCAGGGCCCCCAGATCTATGTTCGATCCTCGGCGGATAGCATAGCGCTTGTTCAGCACTAGCTTCACGTTATCCAGGCGCTGGTTTGTTACGTCGTTGATCATCTCAGTCAACGGTCTATTCAGCTCAACTACACCCGCGGGATGTGAGCGGTGCGCCTCGATGCTTGAAAACCCTACACAGTACCGCTCGCGCCCGATGGGGTCGACTTCATCCAGGGGTTTTGGATCCGTCAGCAGCAGCCCCGTACCAACGGTATAGAACGCATAGTCCTCACCCGAGGAATCTCGGATGATGTTGAAATGCACCCACACGATTGAGTATTCGTTGGCTTGGTTTACGTCCTTAGAGTCTTCTCTGTTATGGCCTTCACGCGCATCCCTGACTGTCTCGCCGCCTTCGTTTTCTGAGCCGTGCGCTACCAGTTGCCCTAGAGTGAGCTCATTCCAGTCGCCGTTTTCCATCATCGCTAACACATCGCCGGCGTACATCGGGATGGTCTCGATGAGATAGGGACTGGACTTGACGGGTTGACGCCAATCGCACGCCGGATCAAAACGGAAGTTGTCGGGCGCTATCAGATCAATGGCTGGTTCATCTACAATAACGTCTTCAGTCTCGACCTCCTCGCCGAGCATTACCCCGTCTTTGTCGAAGATGGGCTCTCCAGTAACCTCATCGACGGCGGGCTGGACCTCGGTTGTCGTCTTCGTGCGTCGATCCCAATACTGGCGGGATATACACATGCCATAGACGTGAGTGTCCTGATACGCGCCAATGACAGT